AGAACCCCTCACTAGAAATAGTGCGGGACTTTGTTTAAGGTACTCGGAACTTCCGAGTACCTCTTGTTATCAACACCTCCCCCTCCCCACAACCTACTTTCAATGTTTTAATATGTGAATGAGAAAGAGTCCTCCCTTTGAAAATGAATTGGAACAGCTTTACTCATCACGACTGCTTTCAAGAACTCCCTACTATTACAATCATGAGCTCTATGAAGCGAACCAAAACACAATCTCTGCGTACCAGTATGTAATCAAGGAACTCATCGAGCAGGGATTTGGGGAAAAGATACAAGAGATATATAGTAAGTATGGTATACTCTAAGTAATTACATGTTTTATATTTTAGGAATACTTACTGGGCTAGTCATTTCAACACTCATCGCTGTTTTACTGAAACGAAACGAAACCACTATTCAAAGGACACTCAACCAGACGACATCAAAACTCAAACCCAAAGGAAGCATCATAGAGCCAGAGAGTGAAGACATGCAGTCGTGGATTAAGTCACTTGAAGATGAAGTGCGTTCATAAACCTACAGAATGGGAACTAAAGTTTTATGGAGGATGTGCGACTTGCTACATTCAAACCAACCACGAGACAAACAGCCCCACACAAGGATCATGGACCAGAGCAACCTCAATCGAAAGAACCATACATGCAAAAGACATTTTACAACCATTTAAGAAAGACGGCACAGTGAACAAACAATTTGTCGAAGTCCACGGCACCCAGCAAATACAAAAACAACTCAACATGACAGACAAAGCAGTCAGGGAAAGCGTAGCAAGATATGGATAGATACAATGTCAACAACTAAACAAAAAAGAGTAGCCAGACTCATCATAGAGAATGAGACACTTGACAAACCGCTAACAGGTGGTCAGATGTTAGAAAAGGTTAGTTACAGTAAAGGCATACAAATACAACCATCGCGAGTGTTAGAAAGTGAAGGCGTACGAGAAGCATTGAATGATTATGGATTCAGTGAAGACAACGCAAAGCGAGTTGTCTCAAACATTTTATTGAATGAAGAGGAGCGTTCTGATACAAGACTTAAAGCTGCCGACATGACTTTCAAAGTTCACGGCACATACGCCCCAGAAAAATCACAGTCCGTAAACGTAAACGTAGACGCGCGTATCGAAGACAAAGATGGCTTGAATGCTTTACGGGAACGGTTTATACAAGATATTAAAAATAAATTAGCGATATGAATATTATAAAAGACAAGACTAAGGAGGAAATGGCTATTTTTTGGAAAGAACGAAGAGCAATAGTGGAAGCTAGACCCAAGGACAGCTACTCTTTAGAGAATCAACCCTTTTATAAAGAGTTTGAAGAAGCAGAAGAACGCAAAGAAAACCTATCTGTAAATGAGACAACATACATTGATTATTATTCGTGGCTTACTACAACGAGACCGTCTGAAATGTTTGAGATGGGCATAGGTACTGGTAATCCAATGAATAGGAAACCTAACTTTCTTGTTGTTAAAGAAGGGGACTCGTTACAATACAAGCATATAAAGATAGTGGTTGTTTTAGACAGACAGAATGAACCTATCTGACATCTCAATCGTAAGTTGGATTATAGAGCACCAGATAAAGAATGAAGCTGGCATTCCTATTGACTTTCGTGACCACTTATTCCTCTTAGACATCTACGAAGACCAGTCACCGAAACTAGTCTGTTACAAGGCGGCACAAATTGGCTTTACGACCATGGCAATTCTAAAGTCCATGTGGCTCGCTAAGACGCATAGGATGGATATTATTTATACGATGCCAACATCGGACGATGTACGCATTCTTGTCGGTGGAAAGGTCAACCGTTTAGTTAATCAAAATAAGATACTACAAGAATATGTCAAAGATAAAGACTCAGTTGAACAGAAAAGCGTTGGGGACTCGCTCATCTACTACAGAGGCACTTGGACAGAACGTGCCGCCATTTCCGTTGCCTCAGACCTCAACATCCATGACGAAGAGGACAGGAGTAAACAGGAAGTCATCCAACAATACGCCTCCCGTCTCCAACACTCGGAGAAAAAGTGGTCTTGGCATTTCTCAAATCCAAGTGTAGAAGGCAACGGAGTATCAAGGTACTGGGCTAAGAGCGATCAAAAGCATTGGTTCATAACATGCGGAGACTGTGAAAGAGAGCAATACTTATCATTCCCAGAAAGCATTGACGCTATCAAGCGAGTATTTATATGCAAACATTGTAGCAAAGAGCTGACGAGAGAAGAAAGACGTGTCGGGAGATGGATAAGTAAGTTCAAAAACAAAGAGTACTCAGGCTATTGGATAAGTCTCCTAATGGCTCCGTGGATAACAGCTAACGAAATACTAAACTATCATGAAACAAAAAGCGCAGAATACTTTGCTAACTTTGTACTGGGTCTACCGTATGTTGGTGAGGGTAATCAAGTCACTCCTGATATTATTTATAGAAACTGTACCCCAGACATCAACGACCAAGAGCGTGTTGTCATCGGCTGTGACTCAGGACTCAAAAAGCACTACGTCCTTGGTAACAAGTCAGGTATCTTCTTCGCAGGAGTCACTCCGACTTGGGACACCATCAGGGAGTTACTACGCAAATACCCCCGCTCAGTAGCCGTCTTAGACGCTCTCCCCGACCTCACAGAGCCGAGAAGACTGAGAGAAGAATACCCAGGTCGAGTATTCCTTTGTCATTACGCACGCGACCGTAAGACCATGCAGATAATCCGTTGGGGCAAGAATGAAGAGCTTGGAAGTGTCACCGTTGACCGTAACCGAATGATGCAGATGGTCATTGACGACTTCGCAGGGAAAAAGATACCATTGCAAGGGACACAGGACGATTACGCTGAGTTTGAGAGCCACTTTGCTACTTTATACAAAGTGACGACAGTGGACACGCTAGGAGTGCCTCAGAGCGTGTGGGAGACGAGTAATGGTATGGATCACTTCGCACATGCAACGCTTTACTGGCGCACAGGCATGGACCGCTTCCGCAACGATGGCGGAAAGATATTTACAGGAGAACCAAGTGAGTTTAGAACGTCACCAACCATACTACCAGATGATACAATGACATCACCGTTTATTTATCAAGAGAAAGAATGATGTTTCAAATTACATTAGTTGATGGACACGACTTTGATTTCAAAGACATGAAGAAAGAATACAAATATATATCTCTTTCTTTTCAAGTGGCAATCAAAGGGCGTAGAATTATGCACATTTTCTTTTCAGACCAACCCATGACAGGAGAAATAGAGAGTACATATAAATTACAAAATGCAAATTGACCTCTCAGACCAAGACGCAGAACTCTTCCTTTTATTCAGAAGGTATCAAGATGTCTTTGATGTCCTTGAAGGCGCAGGAGTATTTCGTGTCCGTAATGGTAAAGCTGTCCTTAATTTTAATAGCGACGGTGTGTTGGTAGATATTGACTGTACACAGAAGACGTATAGACGAAGAGCTATTGTTGCAAATATCAAAGTAGTGGTATAATAAAAGCGACCTAATCCAAAACACGGAAAGGCACACATTATTTTGTGTGCCTTTTTGTTATCTATAACAGAATAAAATGGCACTCACTGATGGATATTACAGTCTAAGTGACGACATCAACAAGGTTCGCACAACCGAGGAAATTCCTGAAGCTGACCTCCTCCCTGAACTCACACTCACTATGAGTGATGAGGAACTTATCGACCTTGCCCGTGACTGGACAAAACAATGGCAGAAGTTTGAACCCTCAATCCGTAAGATACAAGACGAGAACGAAAACTACTGGCTAGGAAAGCAGTTTTCTCATGGTCAAGGTGAACGACCAATGGTAGACAACCTCATCTTTGAGTCTCTTGAGACATTTCTCCCTATTGCAACACGACCAAAAGCAGATCCACTTGTTGAGAGTGACAACACCGAAGAAGGAAACGCACTAGCTGACAAGGTGCGTAAGATGCTGGTGTACACCGCAGACATCCTCTCTTTCAACCTGCAACTCAAACAAGTCGCACGATACTGGGCGTTGTACATGCTCGGAGTGATGAAAGTAGGGTGGTCAATGAAGGAAAACGACATCACTTGCGTAGCCATACGTCCTCAGAAGCTCATCCTAGACGCAACAGCAACGGTTGAGAAGGGAGAATATACAGGATATTACATCGGAGAGATGCTTGAAGACCAAGCAAGTGACCTCATTCTACGCTTCCCAAAACACACAGCACACATAAAGGACAAAGTAAAGGACAACATGGGGACAAAAGTACCTTATACGATGTGGACAACCGATGACTATGTCTTTTGGACAATGGAAGATGTCGTACTTGCAAAGAGTAAGAACCCACATTGGAACTATGACAGTGAACAGACCGTGGAAAGTGTAGATGATTTTGGCAACCCAACACAAAACATACAGAAAGTACAGGGTAACAATCATTTTAGGAACCGAAAGAAGCCGTATGTTTTCTTATCAGTCTTTAATCTTGGAAAACACCCACATGACGACACCAATCTCGTACAGCAAAACATCGGACTCCAAGACCTCATCAATAAACGACTCGTACAGATTGACAAGAATGCCGATAATGCAAATGGAGGACTCGCAGTATCGGGGGAGGCTTTTACAGAAGAACAGGCAAGCAAGGCGGCAAAAGCTAAACGAAATGGAGGAGTTATATGGGTTCCTACTGGTCCCGTAGCCAACGCCATTGTTGAATTGAACGGCTCACCTCTCCCTAACTTTGTCTATGAAAGCCTTATCGACTACCGCAACGAACTTAGAAATATCTTTGGCACCCGTGGCTCGACACCTCAAGGAACTATTGGTGAGGAGACCGTAGGAGGGAAGCAGATCATCCGTGGTCAAGACACAGACCGTATCGGAGGGGGCATTTCAGTCTATCTAGAGCAGTTTAGCGACCAAGTATACAACTGGTTCGTGCAACTCATGTACGTCTACTACGACGAACCACACACCGCACCAGTCCTCGGCAAGGAACGAGCACAGGAGTACCTCTCTCTTATCAATAGTGACTTCACTTCTAAGCTCCTCATCGGAGTAAAGGAAGGGTCAATGATACCCACTGACCCTGCAAGTCAACGGGGTGAAGCATTGGAACTATGGGCGCAACAAGGAATAGACCCTATAACCTTCTTTGACCGCCTAGAGTTTCCCAACCCTAGGGAGAGTGCCAAGAACCTGTATCTGTGGATGAGTGACCCCATAGCACTCTTCCCAGACCTGCAAGCGCAACAACAACAGGAAATGTTGTTACAAAGTCAAATAGAACAGGAGCAAATGGGACTCCAACAAGACCAACTAGCACAGACGGGACAGGTCGAGCACCAACAGAAGCTACAACAAATACAAGCACAAGGAGCATTTAAGAAACCAATAAAATGAAAAACAATCTAAAAAAAGCACTCGGAGCACTCAAACAGAAAACAGGGATTGGAACATTTGAGAAAGAAATCAGACATGGTCTTACAGAGACTCGTTTTGGCAAGGGCAAGTTTAGCGTGGGTCTTAATCGCCTTACCTATACTCGCCAGAAGGACGCACCTAATGTTTTGATAGAAACAACTAAGGGAAAAGCAAAGGAATTATCTCAACGTGAGCAAGTGCGCAGAGCGTTGGAAAGGAACAGAATCAACAACAAGCGTTCAGACGGTACGGGTGTAGGTCCGTAACATTAAAAGTAGTATGCCCTTT